CCATCATTGTCACGAAGATCGGAATGGTGTGCAGTAACATCCTCATCGCAGCGGCGATCTGGGCTAAGATCTCGCACTCTCTTTCGCCCGCGGGGATCGTGGCAACGGCTCAGGCCATCCAAGCCTCTGACAACCCGCAAACGCAAGTGGAAGTGAACGCGGCGGACACCAGCAAGCAATGAACTGGCTAACCAACTGGTGGGCGCGGTTCTCAGGACTGCCCCTGCCAGAAACAGGAAAGGACACCATGGGATTCTGTCTCGGAAAACTCCCACCCAAGAAGCTGCTGACTACTCCCGCCTTCGGAGATTTTCTCGATAAGGCGATAACCTGGCCGGCCGTTAAGCCCCGCGGCTGGGAGTATGCGGTCCCGGCTGATAAGCTGGACATCCTTGCCAACGATGAACTTGGGGACTGCGTTATCGCCGCCATGATGCACTACGCTCAGGAGGAGACGGCGAATACGTCCAACCCGCTGACCCCAACCCGGCAACTGACCATCGAGGTCTATTCGGCCATCACCGGATACGACCCCAAAGACCCAAGCACAGACCAAGGGACTTGCTGGACCGACGCGCTGAAACACTGGAAGGAATTCGGTATTCCGCTGCTCGACAAGAACGGCAAGGAAGTCATTCATCGGATTCTTGGCTGGGCATCGCTCGATCTAAGCTCTATCGCGCAACAGCGGTACGCCTGCGATCTGTTTGGCGGAACGCTGATGGGGATTCAGTGCCCCAAATCGGCCGAGAACGACACGTCTAACTGGACCTATGTTCCGGACTCTCCTATCGTGGGTGGTCACGGCGTCAACCGCGCCGGCCAAGGTGGAGTAGGCTGGCACATTGGCTCGTGGGGCCTATGGATCAAGGGCACATGGGAGTTTTCGCTAAAGCTCGCGGACGAGGATTACGTGGTAACGACACCCGCGTGGGTTGAATCTGAAACCGGCCAAACGCCTTCAGGAGTAGACTTGAACGGGCTGCTGGCAGCACAGAAAGCACTTTGAGGAAAAACCATGAATGAAGAAGGCATTAGTATCCCTGAGCCATCAGTCGAATATGTTCTAAAAATGAGCCCGCATTTGCGCGATTACTTGTTATTTCTTCTCCAAGCGCAACCAGAAGGCGAAGCGCAATGCCTTTTCCGCTCACTGGAAAACGGAGAAATGGCAATTTACGAACCACCTAAGGAGCAGCCATGAAACGCATCATCCTGATTTGCACCATCCTTGCCATGAGCATTCCCGCCGTGGCGCAGGTCCAAGCTGGCGGCACAGCCTCCGCAGTCTACTACCAGCACGGCTGGAGCATGGGCACGGAACAGACGCAGCAATTCCCCGTCTTCTACGGCGGCGCATCGAAGAACCAGATTGTCAGCTTCGGAACGCGGGAAGTCATCGTGCCGACCGTGTTCGAGCTTTACGGGGGACTGGTGAACTACCAGCCTGACCTGACGGCGCTTATGCAGAAGCTAAACTTCGATCCGAACGCGGTGAGCCTGAGCATTGACTTCGCCGGCGGTGTGGCCACTCTTCCAAGCGGTACCACAAAACCTGGAGTCGAGGGGCGCCTCAACTTTCAGATCGCTCTCACGCCCGCAACTTCCTTCACGGGCGGATATGCTGGCGGAGGACTCATTGGACAGGATCAGTTCTACACCATCAGCGCGGGACTGTCGCACCAGCTTTTTGGAACTCCGAGCGCTACACCGAGCGCTGCGAAAAAGGCATTCAACAGGGTGTACGCGCTGAAGCATCGCGCGCAGTAGTTCACCCCGCGTGTGCGGGACTAACAGGCGGCTCGGTCACTCAAACAGCCGGGCCGCCGCCTTTTGCGAGGCACCCATGATCACCCAAACATTTACAGGCATCACGCCTGAGCGCTGGCAGGCCATCAAACAGGTCATGCACTCCGACGCCGGCCTGACCATCGACAGCGAGGACGGTAGCGATTCCTCCCATGGCATCAACTTCTCATGGCTGTTAGCCGTTCCTGTGCTGACCGTCACGATCACGGTGCCCGTATTCAGCTGGGCGCTCAAACTGGCCGGATTCCACTGTGAGCAGGACGTGATGAATGCGTTCGCCAAGAAAATTGAGGGAATCCCGCAGTGAGTTCATTCGACATCTGCTTTTCGTTCGTTTTGCCCAATGAGGACTTTGACCCGCCGCGCTACGAGATTGTCGCCGATCCCGTGCACGGCGTAGATCCTAGTGCCAAGGCAATCTCCGGTATCAATTCGCACTTTTGGGCGGCAGACTTCGCCGTGATTGCAGCCATCCCTCAGCCTCAGCGCGGGCCAGCCGTCGCAGCCTTCTATCAAAAGAACTTCTGGGGCCATTGGTTAGGATCGCTCATATCCAACCGTATCGCCGCCATGACGCTAGACGCCTCTGTGAACCAAGGCGCAGGCTGGGCGGTACGTTTCCTGCAAGGGGCCAGTGGCGCGACCGTAGACGGGGCCTGGGGGCCTGACACGGTAGCTTCTGCGAACGCCGCCAATCTCGATTATCAGGTTGGACGGTTTATCGAACTCAGAGAAGATCGGTATAGAGAGGTCGGAGGCCCATCGCTGCCCGGCTGGCTTGCGAGAGCGGCTAAGATTCCAAATTTTACATAAAGAAAGGGGCGCGGCGGAACTGCCAGAGCAAAGAGAAGGCCCCCAGTCAGCGGGGGCCTTTTTACGTGTCTGTTTAGCGAATGTAGGGATGTCCGAGACCGAATCCGCCTGCGCCCGCGAGTGGCAGCAGAAGATAGATAAGCCAAATACAGAAGATGACCACAATCACAACGCGGGCAATCTGTGCGAATGGCGCCGGGAGCGGGATCTGCGTGAAAATCCACCAGATCAACCCGAAGATGATGCACATTACGAGAACGGTGATGAGCAGTCCGAGCATGGGGTATACCTCGTTTCTAGTATAAGCGCAAGGGATGCGGGGATGGATGTGCATATTTGCTCAGCACACATGCGCGTCAGTGCGCGGCGGCTTGCTACAGTTTCAGCGCGTCCATTCCCTCGTCTAGAGTGGTCACGCGCCGGTATTTGTGGCCGAACAACTCAACGCGCTGCCTGAACTCGTCCTGTGCAATCGCACGTTCCTTCTGCGTAGTTCCCTTGGGCGTCTTCGTCTCCACCCACAATACCCCTCCGCCGCGCGGAAACACGAGCAGGTCCGCAGTTCCCTCCGGGCATAGGTGAATCCAGTGCTTGCCCTTCTGGAGCTTTCCCACGGGCATCCTGAACGCGAGGGCGCCGGCTTCCTCGTACATCTTGCGCAGCGGCCCTGTCAATTCACTCGTCTCGCTCATCCGTTGCTCCTGGTGGCGCTGGGCTTTGCCCAATACGCGACTATTTCAACTTTTCGCAGAGGCAGATTCAATTCTTTAGCCAATTCCCTCTGATAGACAAGCGCGGCCAAGAGGCCTCCTGTAAGCAGGGCTTTTAATTCCGCCGCGGCCTTGGGACTTTTGCGCACAAATACCCCGCAGACGACGTCTGGATGATCGGGGGAGGATCGGAACTCTCTACTTATCGCGTCAGCCATTCGTGTTCCTTTCTGGCGGCGATCACAATACACCCCATAGCACCTTGAATGCGTAATGGATCGACTGATCTTGGTTGAATGTCAGTTTCCCGTCGCACTTGGCAAAGTCTGTCCAGAAGTGAACGACGAACTCAAGCGAGGCGAAGGTTACAGACTGCGTGATGAGATAAACCATTCCAGCATGGATCATGGCATGGGCAAACATACACTGATACCAAGGAACGCGGGGAAGCGGGTTACGGTGGTTCTTCCCCTTGGCCAGAAAATTCCCTTGGAGCGGATAATCGCAGAGCGCGTGGCCAGCGAAAAGCAACAGGATTCTACTTAAGACCGCGTTCGATACCATCCATAGCCTCCTGCACCGAAATCTCGCCGATTGCATTGATAATCGGACGCGCTTTCTTGAACCACCAATCGCTCACCGGCCCCGTCGCCTTGTCCAGCGCGGCCCGCAGTTGGGTGAGTTCGCGTTCGAGAATCTTTTCGTGATCGCTGGTCCAGATCATGCTGCCCCCGGAAAAGTCCGCTGAAGCTACTAGCTTCTCCAGTCGGTCAGCTTCCGCCTTCGCCGCGTCCCGCTGTTCTTTCAGCGAACCTATAGCCGTGTGCGCGGCTATTGCCATGTTCACGATGCTCCCGCCGGGTGCCAGCGCTCCCAGAATCTTTATGACTTCGTCGGACTCGCGTGTCGCCACGTCGAGATCCTTGGTGAGGGCGTCAAGCTTTTCGTGCAGGTCTATGGCATAATTGCAGCAGCAATTATCAAATTCGTCTCTCGCCACGTCTCTTTTCTCTTCGTCTGTCACCGCATCTCCTCCTTCATGCCGCGCTTCAGTTCGGCGAGGGCGGCTTTTTCCCTAGCAAGAATGCGTCTCATGGGGATAACGCCGCCGTATTCAGTCCCCAAAGGCTCCTGCCAAAATCTCAGGCACCCCTCACAGATGCGAATCTCTTCCTCCACCTGCCGAATCTGCTCGAGGCGCTGGCGGGTGAACTCGGCGGCATATTTCCAAGCCACCAATTCTTTCTCAAAACCTTGGAGGTCTACCGGCCAATTTCCGGGGCGAAGAGCGATGCTGAATCCCGTAAATGTACTCACTTCAACCCTTTTCCACACACTCCGCACATACATCTCGTCTGTCATCGCATCTCCTTCTCCACCGTGACCCGCTCTTCCTTGTGCGCATTCAGGCGGGCGAGGACGTCTTTCGTGAAACACTTGTACCAGGACTCATATCCCGGCCATTGCTCCACTTCATCCTGTAGCGCCGCTGACCACTGCTTGTCACGCTCTGCTTCTATGACAGGACGCGCTGCTGCGAGGGCGGCGGTCATCTGAATACGCTGCAATTCATCCGTCCCTACGCTCTGCTGGACGGGCGCGGTGCACTGGGGCACGTTGATCTGCTCGGCTCCGGATGAATTGTTGCCTGCGCTCTGCGCGCCGGCCTGCGCGGCTTGCTTCTGTGCGTCCATGCGGCTCTCCCATTCGTCTGTGCGATCTCTTCCAAGCTGCTCCTGCGCGGGTGCGGGTTCCGTGCGCTGGGTGGCGCGTTGTAGCCGGTCAATCTCTGCCGCAATCAATGCCCCGGCCCTGATCAAATCCTGCGGAGGGTTCTTCGGCTTGAACCATTCATCATCCCACGGCCAGTATTTCTTGAACCACGTCCCTTTTAATGCAGGACCATCATAGGTAGCTTCGAGGGCGTAGGTGACTGCTGCCTCTACCATCTGACCAGCATCGTGTTCGTCGTCATGCTCAGCGGTCCATTTCTCGGATTCAATCTGGCGCTTGCGTTCCGCCGCGATTAACGCTGCGCCGTCCGTCGCCCCATCCGTGCGCTGGGTCAGAACAGCCTCGACTGCCGCCTGAGCGGAGTCTCGCCAATCATTTCTGTCATGCTCATTGAGATACACCCATTCGACAGTTTCAATGCGCCGATTAGGGCTCAATTCACGGTAACGACTGTAGGCCGCTATTGCGGCCCTGTCTACTTCTTGTTCACTCAGCATCTCGTTTCTCCTTCTCCCGATCAGGGGCGGTGCCTAAGTTCTAAATAACAAGTTTTGCAGGCGTCCTCGTTGCACTCATCAACTAAAACAGGACATGATGGATCGCTAGGTCGTCTTCCACAGAGACTGCAAATTCTAACCTTTGACCATCCTCCTTTGGGGCCGCGTATCTGAATTACCATAGAAGTTGGCCGTTCAATAACCGCTCTTCCTGTCGGTCCATATGAACATGACGAATCGTCCGCGCGCTGCGCATCTTCAAGGTTCGTGAAGTACTGCCAATGCTTTGTTCCCGCTTTATATCTAAACTCAACACGGAAGGGACAATCCGTTCCGCGCACACTTTCAGATTGCGCAGCACGTTTCTGCAATTCATTTTCGATGATTAAATAATCGTTCGCCACCGTCGTCCTCCTTCTGCTCCCCGCCTAGCGGGAGCTACTTCTTCATTCTCAACGCAGCAGCTTTGGCGAACTCAAACGCAGCCACACGCTCTTCGCAGCTTTCTGAGCCATCGTCGGGAAACTCTGATTCGTTACTCTTGCGGATGCCTATAATTTCCCAGTCTTCAAGCGACTTCCACAGGCAGCCCATTCGCACCCACCGGGAGCCATCTTGAAAGAGAACGGCGTGGACCGTGTAGCGATAAAGCCCGGAGAAAATCCGCATCGATTTTATTTTCTTCCCGTTGAGGTTGGCACCGTCGAGGTTGGCACCGTCGAGTCTGGCACCGTCGAGGTTGGCACCGATGAGGTTGGCACCGTCGAGTCTGGCACCGTCGAGGTTGGCACCGATGAGGTTGGCATTGACGAGGCTGGCACCGTCGAGGTTGGCACCGATGAGGTTGGCATTGACGAGGCTGGCACCGTCGAGGTTGGCACCGATGAGGTTGGCATTGACGAGGCTGGCACCGTCGAGGTTGGCACCGATGAGGCTGGCACCGCGGAGGCTGGCACCGCGGAGGTTGGCACCGTCGAGGCTGGCATCGACGAGGTTGGCACCGTCGAGGTTGGCACCGTCGAGTCTGGCACCGACGAGGCTGGCACCGTTCAAAGACTTCTTCGCAGCCACGGCAGCGGTTATAAGTTTAAACACTGTCTTCGCGCCCTCAAGTGCAAAGATTACTTCGCCAAAAACGTTTTTCAGTTTCATCTCTCTCCTCTCGCCCGCCCCCTAGCGCGGGGATGCGGGGGTGCTAGTGCGTCCATTTTCCAATGCGCAGACATTCAACGATGTGTTTCGCCCAACCCTGTGAACTGAATTGCTTCCCGTCTTCCATAGTGACTGATTCGCTTTCGTCGCTGTAGAGGACACGTTCAACGACAACTCCATTCAGGCGAACGACGCCCTCGCCGAGATAGTTAGGGGGCGGAACATCGAGAACATCGCCAGTCAGATCGTTGCGAAAACTCGCCATGCTTCCCTCCTCAGCTACGCCCCTGGGCGCCGGTTACTGCCGCGTGATCTAGCGTATGAGCGCAGAAAGATAGTCTTTGCGACGGGCGGTTGTGCGCTTCACATTCTCCTCGCATCGCTCCATTGCCGCTGCAGTTTGAGCCTTGCATAATAGCGTTAATTCAACGGCTTCATTGAGGTCTGCAATTTCGCGGACCTGTTCTGCGCTTAGCGCACCCGCGACCGGCTGCGGCTCGGTTGCCTTGACGCGCTTAGTGCCCTTGTCGCTGCGCGGTTTCTTCGCGGGCTTCGGGCTGTTTGCGGGGGTGGGATCTGCTGGGACTGCCTGCGCGTGCAGGAGCGCGTTCACCTTCGCCTGCTTCTCCGCCAACTGCTCTTCCGTCATGTTCAATTCGTGCAATGCGTCTTTCTCGGATGTGGTCATGCGTTTACTGCTCCTTCTTGAGACGCTTAATCTGCTTACGAGCCAGATCGAGCTTATGTTGTGTAGCCTGCACTGCAAGTTTCAGATCGTCATCCTTCGCCCAGTAGGTGCGGCATGGAGAGATGTGCTCGATAATGCAATCAATGGGAGCCCAAACGCTATAGGAATTTGGCTCGGATTTTTTGCCAAGGTAGATACCAGTCGGGCGGAAATCCGCTCCATCGAGTTGGTTGTACTGCACTGAGAATCCTGTCGGGAATCTTACGGTTATCATCTGCGTATCCATTCCTTCTTTCTGCGGGCGGCCAGTCTGAGGTCAAGCCGCCCGCGCTCAGTGCGCCCACGCTGCGGAGGTCAGACAGGGCGCGCGAGGTTATGCGGCTTCGTCCAGTAGCCGGTTAAGCTCCGCAAGCATGTCCACTTGCAAAAGCGCCGCGTTATCGATTAGGAACCGGTCTGCATCCTTTTCGTCAAGTACCCCCAATCCGGCCAGAATTCGTGGGTCCAATCCTTCTCGTGATGGACGCGCAGAGGCTTGCGTCTCTATCGGCGCCTTCTTAGATACGACTCTGTGCATAACCGTCTCCCATGCCTTCTTGCGTCCCTGAGGAACGGTGATCGGCATGTCCTCGGCAATGTCGGGCGAACCCCACACGCGAATGCAGTCCAACGTCTCGCGCCCGAACTTGGTTGTGGTCGGATAGATGGTGACGCGCTTATCGATCCATGAATGCGGGTCCGAACCGAACATGCGATAGAGACAGAAACCGTTCGTCTTGTTGAGGACGAGTTGGAGCGGGCGCTCCTTGATCTTGACCACCCATTCCGATTTCGTCTTATTGTTCTCGCCGATCAGATCCTCTCCCATGATTTGAATGATCGTGACCGTGACCTTCTGGCCCTTGAGCATGTCGGCCTTGAGGAACCTGCCTGGATACATCTCGGAATAACTTCCCGGTAACGCTCGTGCTGTTTCGTCTGCCATTTGCTGCTCCTTATGTGAGGGCTACGGCTTGCGCCAAGTGTGCCTCTTTGCGATCAATCCTCTTCCATCGCAAACTCGTCTAAACTCTCCGTGTTCTCAGTCGCCCACGCCGGAATCATGAGGTCCGTTTCTTCCTCGTACTCTGCCGGCCACTTGTTCGTTTCCTCGCAGACGTTCAGGATCGCCTCTAGGTTCTGCCATTCTTCGAGTCCCTGCAAGATCACGTCCTTGGTGACGCGGTAGACCACGCTTTCATATGGCGGCTTCTTCTCAATCGCCAACAGCTTCATCTTCGGTTCGTGGCCGGTGAGCGCCTTGTACCCGCTCCAGTACATCGCCATTTTTATGTGATACCCGAGCCGGTACGATTGCGCTCCGAACATGCGCGGCTGGCAGGATACGCACGTCTTCAAGTCCGCGATCACATGCCCGTCGCAAATCTTGTCCACACGACCTTTGTAGCGGCGACCGCTCACGGGATCGGTCCAGAACATCGATACTTCCATCTTGCCCTTTGCATCGGCATAGTGGCGTATAGGTGCGTTAACCCGCGCTCCTGTGGCTGTTCCTACCATCGTGTCGCGTTCGGCCTTGGTCACGATCATCTTGTCCCAATGCGCGGCCCTGAACGCCTCCCACACGCTTCCCCGCCGAACCTTCTCGTTCTCCTCTTCGCCCCACACCGCGAAGTCCCCCACGCGCTCCGGTTCCAGAATCAGCCGGTGAATAGCCGTTCCTAGCTTCATGGCGTCTGTCGGCGGTTGCGGATGGTCATACATCCATGCGTAGTACATCGGGCTTCTGCGCATGTGGACCAGGCTCGAACCGTTGAGCGCATCCACTGCCCGATAGTCCTCGAAGTTCATCCCGTAAACGAATCCATCCTCGTGATCGTCCATGCTTCCTCCGTTACTTCCCGCGCATCCTACTCCGTGTGAATCTTGCCCCGCCGTTGCCTCTTCAGCCGTGCGCACTATCCAGAGTGCCTCGTAGCAGGGTGTGGGCGGCGGGTCTCAGGCGTTACGCACCTGATGTCAATGTCGATTCCTCATCTTCGCTGAGGAGAGGTTCGCAGCGATACTCTGCAGGCTTCGCGGGGGCGATAAGCTCACACACCGCTGAGCGCTGTATATACACGTTGATGTCCAATCCGGTTGTGTCGTGTCCGATCGTAAGTTGAGTGTCGTCGTACTTTTTGGAGAATGGGCGCGGCAGCAACTTAACTAGAGCGAGGAACGCGTCCTTGTCTGTGTTATTCCAGAAGTGGATAGCGAAGTAGGGTTGAGGAAGTTCAAGGTCGGGCGCAACTTCAAGTGCATCCGCCAATATGCGTAAGTCCTTTGCAATTTCGCTTGCTTTAGCTTTTGCCACAGCATCCTCCGATGCGCCCGCTCCAGGGCCGGGTTCTATTTCAGCCATGCTTTGATCGCCCACGGAAGAGCTTCCGCAAGCACTTCGACGAGATACCACACCATGCCGATGGCGAGGGTCCAGCGCATCCAACGCGGGAAGCTCCAGCGAATCTCCGCGTCCTCCAGCACATGTGCGTTTGGCATATCGCGGTCCGGCATCTCTTCGGCGGTGGGCTGCGGGCGGAAACGGGGTTCGTGCGAGGTGTTCACGCCTTCACGAACTTTCCAGCCTTGAGCACATAGAACGTATCGGCCTTGATTTTCTTGCCGTCAACTTTTGCAGTTTTGACAGTTTCCACGTTGCCATCTTTGTCATACTCCGAAAGCACGATCCAGTTGCCTACTGCGGCCCTGGCTTCTCCGCTTTTACCAATCGCCGCTGCAATCGAATTTTTACCCATTGCACTTGCGTGGGCAAAGTCGCCGCTGGTGGCGCTGTTGGCGGAGTCGCCGCTGGTGGCGCTGTTGGCGGAGTTGCCGCTGGTGGCGCTGTGGGCGGAGTAGCCGCTGGTGGCGCTGTTGGCGGAGTAGCCGCTGGTGGCGCTGTTGGCGGAGTCGCCGCTGGTGGCGCTGTGGGCGGAGTAGCCGCTGGTGGCGCTGTTGGCGGAGTAGCCGCTGGTGGCGCTGTTGGCGGAGTCGCCGCTGGTGGCGCTGTGGGCGGAGTTGCCGCTGGTGGCGCTGTTGGCGGAGTAGCCGCTGGTGGCGCTGTGGGCGGAGTAGCCGCTGGTGGCGCTGTGGGCAAAGTAGCCGCTGGTGGCGCTGTTGGCGGAGTCGCCGCTGGTGGCGCTGTGGGCAAAGTCGCCGCTGGTGGCGCTGTGGGCGGAGTTGCCGCTGGTGGCGCTGTTGGCGGAGTAGCCGCTGGTGGCGCTGTGGGCGGAGTCGCCGCTGGTGGCGCTGTGGGCGGAGTAGCCGCTGGTGGCGCTGTGGGCGGAGTAGCCGCTGGTGGCGCTGTGGGCAAAGTCGCCGCTGGTGGCGCTGTGGGCGGAGTTGCCGCTGGTGGCGCTGTTGGCGGAGTAGCCGCTGGTGGCGCTGTGGGCGGAGTCGCCGCTGGTGGCGCTGTGGGCGGAGTAGCCGCTGGTGGGAGCACTCTTCGCTTTTTCGAAGATGAACTTGATACCAAATTCGATTAGCGACTTCCAACTTAGTTCTGCGCCAATCTTGAGCGTCGAGCAGACGCGCTTGCTATCTGCCTCAGTTTGATCGCTCACGCCATCCGCCTCAACTTCCGCGTAGCGATTCCCTTGCGCCAATCCGTAGTACGAGAGCGCATCAAGCGGGTTCTCAACGACATGGAAACCCGAGTTGCAAAGTGAGACTTTGCCCTTATGCGTAAATGTCTCGCCGAGTGCAAACTGATAGTCTCGGCACTTCAAATCCTTATCGAAACCTTTGAATGCCTTCACCGCGCCGCCTCCCTCACCCACGCCAATATCTGCTGGTGGTACACGCTCAGTAGCACGACCGCAACCACGCCCGCGGTGAACAGCAGTCCAAACGCGATCCCGCGAAAGAACAGCACACCATCTGGGCGCACGGTTGGCGCCGGATCTTCGGTGATGCTCAGGCGCTCGGCCACCTGGCGCATGGCCTCCGCCTTCGCCAGTTCGTATCTCGTAACTACTTCGACGCGGTCGCTCATCTCGGCCAGTTGCGTTAGTTCCCAAGGCGAGATTGTCATCGCGTTTTCATACTGCGCGAGAATCCTGTCTACTTCGTCTTGTGTCCGTTTCATACTTTCCTCCGTTAACCCTTGTGCTTCAATAACATCCGCGATACGCACTCCGCCATAATGGCCACCGCGAGCGCGAACGCGACTACGGCGGCCTGGAGGGCGGTCATGCTCTCCCTCTGATCATTCTCGCGCCCTGGTGCACAACCGTCAGGAGGATTGCGTCGGCGACAAGTTGCGCGCAATACATAGCGAACGGCCAGTAAGCGCCCACATATGCCACTGCATACGCCCACACGCACTGCGCGAACCATGCGGCGTAGAGGTAGCCGCATTCCAAGTAGTAGGCGATCATTTCGCGGCTCCGGACTGCATGAGACGGTTAATTGTCGCCACCAGCTTAATTGTCGCCACCAGCGCGGCGTTTCGCTGCTCTAGGAAGGCGTTGCGCTCCTCCAGCACGGCGATTTTCTGGTCGCGCCACTTCACCGCCCCGCGAACGGTGGCGTAGCTGTAGACGCAGCCTTGCTCATCTCCCTCTGCGAGCGTCGGCTCCATGCGCGTGTCTGGCATCACTTCGCCGCCGCTGTCAGAATGGATATGAGGAGCGCCCGAAAGCTGATGCCCTGCTTGACAGCCTTGATCTTCAGGGCCTTGTTTACTTCGTATGGAAATTCTCTGATTTGAAGCGTGTTCGTTTTCATGGAAATAATCATTGCATAGCTTTCAATTCTATGCAACACTTATTTTGAATTATTTTTTAGGGATGGGAATCAATGCACCCCCGCCCAGTTTGGGCGCAAAGGAGAGAAGATGCTCACAGCAATAATTAATACGCGCTCAAAGGGCCTCATAAAGTGGCCAGCATATGCTGTCAAGGGTCACTGGGCGATTACCGTGCCACTTAAACAGATATGTGGAGCAGAGCCTGATTTTACGGCGGACTATGCAATCGTGTCCCATCAGCCAACAGGGTACCGCGTGAGCGCTTGCAAGCGCGCGAAGGATTACACAAAGCGCCTCGAAAGACTGAATGCCCTGTTTGGTGACTCGAAGACTGTGAAAGGTGTTCTGCGGAAATATGCCAAGTTCTCAAAAGCGGACAAGCATTTTGTGGGCAGAATTTAGGGATTTACGTAGTTGACTCCCTAGGAGAGAAATGACTGATTTGAGAGCGCCATTTCCATGGTTTGGCGGAAAATCGAAGATTGCCGAACTCGTGTGGGAGCGATTCGGCGACGTCGCGAACTATGTTGAGCCTTTTTTCGGATCAGGAGCGGTTTTGCTCAATCGTCCTTCGGAACCGGGAATTGAGACGGTAAACGATCTAGACTGCATGGTGGCAAACTTCTGGCGCGCATTGCAGCACGATCCTGATGCCGTGGCCGATGCCGCCGATTGGCCGGTGAATGAGGCAGATCAGCACGCGCGGCATTTATGGCTCGTTTCGCAAGAACAGTTCCGCGAACAAATGAAAGTTGACCCGGAGTTTTATGACGCAAAGATTGCAGGGTGGTGGGTATGGGGACAATGTATCTGGATTGGCTCGGGCTGGTGCTCGGTGCAGCTCCCGCACCTCGGGAACGCGGGCAGAGGGGTAAACAGGCAGCTCCCGCACCTCGGGGACGCGGGCAGAGGGGTAAACAGGCAGCGACCGCACCTCGGGGACGCGGGAACGGGCGTACACCGTAAGCTCCCGCACCTCGGGGACGCGGGAACGGGCGTACACCGTAAGCTCCCGCACCTCGGGAACGCGGGAACGGGCGGCGACGAATGCCTAAGCGACCGCACCTCGGGAACGCGGGAATTTTTGTTTCAGTACATGAACGAACTAGCCAAACGATTGCGTCGCGTGCGGGTATGCTGCGGAGACTGGTCCCGAGTTTGCGGCCCTACGCCAACGGTCAAGCTTGGTACTACGGGAGTCTTCCTCGATCCGCCATACCTTGACGGGCGCACAGATGCCCTCTACAGCACCGATAGCCTCACGGTGGCGCACGAGGTCAGAGAGTGGGCAATCGCGCATGGAGACGACGCGCTAATCAGGATTGCGCTCTGCGGATACGAGGGGGAACACGATATGCCGGGATCGTGGGATTGCGTGGAGTGGAAGGCGAGAGGCGGCTATGGTTCTCAGGGCAAGAACCGCGCCCGCGAGAACTCCTCAAAGGAGCGGGTTTATTTCAGTCCGCATTGCTTAAGATCGGCGCAGGAAAGACTTTTTGCATGAACTCTCAACAAAAGGGACATAAGTCCCTGCAGATTTTGCTTGAACGCGGGGCGCAGGTGCATTATGATGGCAGATGTCCTCACTGCGAGCGCGGCGGGCGACATCGGGTGCCCTGGCTGATCACCGGGACCGCAAGTGGTGGGGGAAGTCTCTCAGCTTCCTCCACCAGCCTTACTGAGAGAGGGAAGAATGGCAAATCCGTGGTTTAGATTGTATTCGGAATTTTCAGACGATCCTAAAGTGCAAATGATGAGTGAAGCTCTCCAGCGCCGCCTGGTGATGCTGTTCTGTTCCCGCTGTAAAGATGAAACGTTACATGAAACGGAGCGGGCGTTTCATTGGCGGATAAGTGACGAGGAACTCACTAAAACCAAGGCTGCTTTCATCGAAAAAGGATTCATCGATGAAGATTGGAATCTCCTTAATTGGAACCGCCGTCAATTCTTATCAGATAGTTCTACTGATCGTGTTCGCCGCTTTAGACAAACTAAGAAACAGGATGAAACGTTACATGAAACGGTTATCCCCGTTACTGTAACGGCACCAGAACAGAACAGAACAGAAACAGAGCAGATACAGAACAGACCAGAAGACACCCCCGGCAATCAAAGTCCCGATAGCGTAGACACCCGTTGCCTCTCAGAAAGCGTCGGCATCTTCGGGATGAAAGAGCAGGCAGGGATGAACCGGCTCTTGGCGGTGCACATGAAGGAAACCGGCCGGAACGTCGAGACTGCAATTGAGCACATGATCGCCCGATGGGTGGAATACCAGCAGGCCTCCCCGTTGCTGGAATGGTCTTACGGATCGAGTTACAAGTTTTTCATGTCTGGGAATTGGGATGCTCCGCAGACCTGGCCGCGTGCGGATGCGAAGTTGAGCCCCAAAGAAGCGGCCCGTAGAGCATTTGAAGAAAGGGTGTGTGACGACGATGAAGCCCAGTGAAATGAAAGTGATTTACCAGGAAGCCTGCCGCGCAGCCTCAACCCGGCCGGTTCCAGACGACGCGCAAGAGAAGATCTGGCGGCAGACCATGGGCGGCTTCGATGCGGCCGATATCCGCGGCGGCTTGGAAATCTGGTGGCAGACCGAAAAATATCTTCCCATGCCAGCCGAACTCAAGCCCTTGGCCGAGCGCGCGCGCCTGTCGCGCATTGCGAAGAATAGCGGTCTGAGGGATGAAGTCCGCTGGCGCTGCCCTGACTGCGGCGTGACCATGACGGGTTTCATAGATCCTGCCGACGATAGGCCCCGCATCTGCCGTGGTACGGCTCGCAATGGGCCTCAGCACGACGCGGCGGGTAACTCTATTCCCTGTGGCGCGGTGATGAATGAGATTCAGAGGGACAAGGCGTCATGAAACACTTCTTTACGAAAAGCACAGTCGAGGCGTCGATCTACTGCAAGAAGTGCGGGAAGGACACAATGTGGGCTGTCAACCGCGGTCGCCCGTCTTACTGCACTGCGTGTTACAACAAAGGCCCTAAAGAGAAAGCGCCAGAACCGGCGCAGTCGGGAGATTTGTTCGCATGACCGCTCGCAAAGACCCAGCCAGGCCCCAGAAGGTCGGGTGCAAACTCAACCCCGTGCGGGCTGTGCTCATGGCGCAATTTGGGCTAACCTACGCGCAGACGCGCAAGGTCAAAAACATAAAGGTATTACTTGACCAGCTTATGCACTGTGCAGACGATGAGGCGAGGCGCATAATCCTGCGAACGTCGGCACCGATGCCAGCGCACCCGCCGGTAACATGGCGCGCATCTGCCGCCAAGCCGGTTGTGCGCGCGACCGTGGCGGAAATGATGCGGCTGTCGGCGAAGGGGGGGGCGCGAAGGGCATGAAACCATCGACAACGCCGCAAGCCTACCTCGCCATCCACCAGATCTTTGAGCTGGCCAAGGCAGAGAAGTATCACAAAACATTAGAGTTAAACGCAATAAAAGCCGCGCGCAAGAAACGAATACTTGCAGAGCAATCCAAGAATGTGCTAGGTTCAACACGTAATTCGCGCGAAAGGTGATAAACTTGCATCCAATGTGCAACGATGCAAAAGACGTCCACAATCCCGCGAGTGCAAGTCCGCACGACCGTACACTTGGTCGAGACGCGCGGTGCACTCGTCCTGCACTCTCAGCGCATTGCGATCTACCCGGAGAAGCGGGCGTCGTGAGTGGGTCGCTGAAAGAAGCGCATTGACACGCTGAAACAAACGCGTTACCGTACCGAATAGAGCTATTTTGCTCTCGTCCTCCGGGCACGCAGCCCGCGACCTCCCAGAATGAGCCAAGACACAAGAATCCTCAATCTCACACGCGGGTTTCGCCTCAAGCGGAATCAAGCCCTGCGCGCCATTGAACAATGTGCGTGCGCCTGGGTAGAAATCAACGTGTCAGTGCGCGACTTAACCATCCCAGAATCAATACAGGCGCGCAATAAGCAAGCAGCGGAACGGGAGTTGCTCGACTGCGCTGAGCTTCCAGGAATCACCTTCAAGCCGCCAATCGGCGCACAGGCTGCTTACATGATCGAGCGGCGAACGGCATTCGAGGCGGATAAGTTTTATACCGAGGCTATTCAGTGACGTATGGCGATCAAGTGGACAGCGCAAATGGTTGCAACCTGTGAGGATGAGATTCTTGCTGGCACTCCTATTGCGCAAATCGCTGAGTTAATTGGCATTAGCGAGCCTAGCTTTTACAGGCACCGCTTAGAGGACGAAGACTTTGAGAGTGCTATCGCGCGCGCGCAAGCAGCGGCAAGCGAGGCTGAGATTGACCGCACCAACGCGCTAGCTAAGACTGCAACGGTCGATAACTGGCAACTCGTTCAGTTTCAATGCCGCCAGGCTCAATGGACTGCTGGGAAGCGCAAACCGAAGAAATATGGCGATAAGGTTGAGCAGTTCATCAGCGGTCCGGGCGGCGGTCCGATTCAGTCTGCAATCAGCGTGGAGTTTGTGAAGACGGGTGACAGTGGAACCGCGCAAAGTAAAGGCTGAGTTTCCCGAGAAGCTGGCGCCGCTGTTTGAGCCGCACCCCTACAAAACGCTGTATGGCGGCAGAGACGGGTGCAAATCGTGGTCTATTGCTCGAGCGCTGCTGATCATCGGGGCAAACCCAAGCATTCTATGGCCAGGGCGAATGGATGGACCTCGTATCCTCTGTGGCCGCGAAACGATGGATTCCATTCGTGAGTCAGTTCATCAGCTCTTGACTGATCAGATCGTGAATTTAGGCCTCGAGGACTTCTACACACCCCTTCAGAGCGAAATCAGGGGTAAGAACGGCACAGAGTTTGTATTCGCTGGTCTCCGCAAGCAGACAGTCTCGAGCATCAAGTCCTACGAGGCTATCGACATATTCTGGGGAGAAGAGGCAAGCACGGTAAGCCGACGCAGCCTAACGATCCTGCTTCCTACTATTCGTAAGCCAGGCTCAGAGATTTGGTGGTCCCTAAATCCTGATCTCGAGACAGACGCGGTCTATCAGGACTTCGTAATTGATCCCCCAAAAGGCTCATTCCTTTGCAAGATCAGCTATCACGACAACAACTGGCTCTCAGAAGAATCCAAGCAGAAGATTGCTACCCTCAAGGAACGCGACTATGACACATTTCATCACGTATACGAGGGCGCCACACGGTCAACTGTCGAAGGTGCCATATATAAGGCAGAGATTCAGAGAGCTGAGACTGAGGGCCAGATACGCGCTGTTCCTTATGATGGAATGCGGCCGGTCGATACGTTCTGGGATCTGGGGTACGCCGACAGAGTAGCGATTTGGGCAGCGCAGCGGACGCCGTTCAAAATCAAGGTGCTGAGGTATTTCGAGGGCGACCACCAAGCGATTGACTATTACCTGCGCGAGATTCAGACATGGGGCTACGTTCTTGGTACCTGTTATCTTCCGTGGGACGGCGGCACAAAGCAGCTTGGCACTGGACGATCAATCGAAGAGCTGATGCGCGCTAAGGGCTTCAAGGTCCAAGTCAACCGGCAGACGAACGTGGCAGATGGCATCAACGCGGTGCGGACGATATTTCCGCAGCTGTACTTTGACGCGGGGCTCTGTTCGGACGGCCTAGGCTATCTCAGGCGCTACCAGTGGGGACCAGCCACAGCGTTAGGTGTGCCGCGCAGTCAACCGCTGCACGATGATGCGAGTCACCCAGCAGACGCGCTCCGTACGCTGGCAATGGGCATCAAAGAACCGACAGGCCCTAAACCGCAACAGAAGCAAAGACCGGCGCTGGCGTCGGCGTGGAGTTGAGATGGCAAAGTTAGTCGCAGCAGAACGTAATGCAATTCCCAAGAGCGAGTTTGGGCTCCCCGGATTGCGCAAATACCCCATGCCAGATCGTGCTCATGCCGCGAATGCGAAGGCGCGCGCGACCCAGATGGTGGCGAAGGGTAAGCTGTCCAGCGGGGCTGCAGCCAAGATCCGCGCCAAGGCGAATCGGCTACTCGGCGAGTAATAACCAGTTTGGTACACAAAGGAGAATCATGGCGAAAGAACATCGCGAAATCAGGCGGATGGAGATTGAACCTGCCGAGAATGGCGGCCATACAATCACTCATCACTACAAGGAGCGGCCGCGTCATAGCTCGAAGATGGGCGTCATGCCTGGCTATGAAGAGCCGGAGCATCATGTCTTTGGGCCGGCTGAGGGCCACGAGATGCTGGCACATATCGCCAATCATCTGAGCATCCCTGAGGGCAAAGAGAAGGCCGAGCCTGAGCGGGAAGAGGAAGAAAAGGAGGCCGAAGAGTAATGGCTTGGACCGCTCCAAAAATTCAGGCCATGCTTCTGCACACCGCGGCCCCGAAACTGGCGGAGCCTCCTAAGCTACGGCTGAGCAGTCCCCCTAGTCGCCAACCCTCGCCGCGCGCGGCCGGATCGCAGGAGCATACCAGCTATGGCGGTCGTTGATCTCGGTGGAATCCGCGATGAGGCGGACTTTCTCAAAGCCTCGCTCAAGCGCATGGGCCTGGAGCCGGATATTGCCAAAGCAATCGCTCAGATGGGGCGTCTGGTGCGCGATCATAAGCATTTTGAGCGGCTGCTGACCGAGGTAGACGGGGAAATTCGTCAGGAACTATATGAATCGCTCCGCCCGCACCTGAGGTTCGAGGCTAAGACCCTTGACTGGTACGTTTCGCAGGCCGGACAACGTGCAGAGCGCGAACAATGGCCCACGCTGGGTGAAAACGGACACTTGCAGGCGTTCAAGCCCGCCGCAGACGTGTCTTCGACTATCAAAGATGCCGAGAATGCCATCGCTAGGTCACTGGCAGAACGAACACTTACTTTGGTTTGTGGAAAATGCACAAGAACGGGCATCTTTTACGCAGTTGGCGAAGAAACGAACGTCGATGTGATCCTGAAAGCGCGTCGGGATGGATGGATTTACGACTTCAAGCATGAACCGCCGCGGGAAATATGCCCTGAATGCCCCACCGCACTGAGAACGACCTCGAATGGCTGATAAAGATCCCGACCTCGGTACTGGAAATGACGCGCTGCTGAAGCGTATCCGCGAACGCTACCGCTATGGCATGGAGAAGTGGCGGAAGAACCGTGAAGAGGGCCAGAAGAATATCCGCTACATCTCCGGAGACCCATGGGATGACGAAGATAAGCTGGCCCGTAAGGGTCGGCCAACTGTTTGCGCGGACGAGCTAAATCAGTACGTCAACCAGGTGTGTAACACTGCCCGCCAGAACCCCCGCGGCATTAAAGTAGACCCGGCCGGCAATAATGCCACTGACGAGCTGGCAGAGTACCGCGAGAACCGCATCCGGGCGATTGAATATGGCTGCAATGCGAGCCGGGTCTATATCGGCGGCCTGCAAGGCGCGGTAGAGCGCAATCTGGGCTTCTGGAAGGTCAGCAGGGCGTATGTGAATGATGAAACCGATGAGCAGGAAATCCTGATCTTGCCGATCATGAACCCAGACGCAGTGCTTATTGATCCTGATTACAAAGAACTTGACGGCTCAGATATTGAATGGGCGTTTGAGTTGGACCGGATGCCACTCAACGAGTTTGAGAGAATGTTTCCAGACGCTGAGAAGGTCAGTTTCGCCGCAGCAGACTTTGGGGAGGACAGCAGTCTCTGGTATGACGGGAAATCGATCCTGATTACCTCTTATTGGGAGGTCGAGTACAAAAAGAAGAAGGTGGGCAAGAAAGAGCGCACTGTCCAAGCGCGCACGATTTGCCAATATATTACCAATGGGGTCGAAATCTTGCAAAAGGGCGATATCCAGCCTGGGCCGTATATTCCCATTGTGCCAGTGTTCGGCAAGGAATTATGGATCGAGGATGGCGGCGTCCCTGAGCGCGTACTGTTATCGTTAGTATCCCTGGCGCGTGATCCGCAGAAGGCGCTTGCGTATGTGATGAGCGCGATGTTGGAAAATGTAGGCCAGCTTCCCAAGACGACTTACATTGGTGCCAAAGGACAATTTGAGTCAGATTCCGAGGCTTGGGGGACCGTCAACACGGTTTTCCACCCCACGATCCAATATGATCCGATTGTGGACCCAGCTAGTGGGCAAACGTTGCCACCTCCGCAGCGCACGCCGCTGACTCCGGACTTCCAGGCTTACGCTACGGGCGTCGATATCTGTCACCGGGCAATCCAGTCCGCTATGGGCGTGGCGCCGCTACCTACCGCCGCTCAGCGCCAAAATCAAAAGTCGGGCGTAGCTCTTGAAAAGATCCAGTCCGAGCAAGCGATTGGCAGTTATCACTTGGTGGATGCTTACGACCAGGCAATTAAGCTCACTGGGCGGATTATCAACCATTGGCTGAGCGAGACGGACCTGGGCCAGACGACCAAGCCGGTGCGTCTAGCGGACGGAAAGCACAAGTTGGTGCAGATCAATAGCGACGAGCCTATCGAGGATGGGGATCACACCTACCACTTTCCCATTGAGGACGACAAGGGACGCTATCAGGTCACGATCAGCAGCGGCCCATCTCACGAATCGCAGCGCGAAGAGGGTTCTGAATTCGTCGATACGTTGATGGGGAACCTGAAGAACCTTCCGCTTGCGCCCCCGCAGATGCAGAAGTTGATGGCGCTAGGTATTCGGCTGAAGCAGTTAGGGCCGTTGGGGGATCAGATGGCGGATGCGATTGATCCACCGAACCAGGGCGCGCAACAGCAGCAGCAATTTGCGCAATTGCAGGCGCAATCTCAGCAGCAAGGAGAGCAGATGCAGAAAATGCAGGCTGTTTTGCAAAAGCTGATGATTGAGCGCGAAGGCAAGGTTATTGAGCAGCAAGGTAAGGCGCAAGTCGTGCAGATGCAGGAAGCTACCAAGTTAGCTGTAGCTCAGATGAATGCCAGCAAGGATATTCATGAGGGCATTGCTGACCGCGAGATCGATGTTTATCAGTTACTGCACGGCTCTGCGCACGAGACGGCCATGCAGGCTCAGGATCAGCAGCACCAGCAGCAGATGGGGCAGCAACAGGTACAGGCCCAGTCGCAGCAGAGTGCGCAGGATGCGGCGCAGCAGCAGTCCGCGCAGGCCCAACAAGTTTCCGCTACTCCGGCGCAAGGAGAATCAAATCAGTAATGAGGTTCAATCATGGACGTAGAACAAGCGGCTCCGTCATCCGCACCGGTAGCAATTGAAATTCCCCGCAGCGGAACCAGCGAGTATGCCGAATGGCGCCTCAGCGGAACCCTGCCGGAAAAGCCAAGTTCCAAGCCTGAAACTGCGGATACGGCTTCCGCTGACACGTCGAAAGAGACGACTTCCGAGGCTGCAAAGCCTGAAATTGCCCCCGGCACGGAACCGGGCAAAACTACGCAGGAGTCACGCCGGAAACCCGGCGCGGAAGCTCGCATTGGTGAATTGACCGCGAAACTCAAGCGAATCGAAACGGAACTGGAAGAAGCGCGCAAGCCTAAATCGACGCAAGCGGAACCGTCACCCGCAAAGGCAAGTGAGCCCGCAGCGCCCCAGACTTACCAGGAATGGCGAAAAGCCTTCAAGCCTACCGAATGGGCGAACAAGTACGCAACCGACAATCCGCAGGCGACTTGGGAAGACCTTATGGCGGCACAGGCGGACCACCTGGCAGATGTGCGGGACCAGTATCGTGAACGTGAGCAGCAAGTTACGCAGTTGCGCCAAACGGTATCTCAGAAGCTCGAAGAGGCCAAAAAGCGTTACCCGGACTATGAATCCGTGGCAGCGCCGGTCGTTCGGGAGCTTTTGAAGCCGGATGTTCCGCGCGAAGTGTTTTCGGTAATGAATGATTCTCCAGTTCTGGCGGATCTGCTCTATACGATTGGTGGAACCGAGGAAAGCAAGGCGGATTTTCTCGCCGCCTGCCGCTCGAATCCCTCTAAAGCGCTGCGTGTTGCCCTGCTGATGGAGCAGGAGATCATCGCAGAGCTTGCGAAGGGCAAGAGCGCCACGGAATCCACCATACGCAATGAGCAAGGTCAATTTGTAGCGCCAGAACCTAAAGGGTCAATAACTCCCGCCAAGAAAAGCCCAGAAAGCGCCTCAGAGCCGCCGATTGAAATCAACCATCGCGGATCAGGGCCAGTCGATGAGACTGGAAGAGCGTTCAAAGCCGGTGATTTTCGGGCGTTCAAGCGCGCCGAAGATGCCAAAGATATGCGGCGCCGCCGCGGAGCTTAACCAATGGCAGGCAACAATTTTCTAAATACGCAATGGGTATCGATGAAGGTACTGCGCCTCTTGCTCAACAAGCTGGTAGTCGCGGAATACTTCAACCGTTCATGGGAAAAGGACTTCGAAAAGGAATTCGCGCCCGGCTCCCAGGTAACGGTTAAATTCCCTCAGCGCTTTACGGTGTCCGATGGCATGGGCTACCAACCGCAAGGGATCAACCGTCTGCAAACTGCCGTCAATCTCAATCAATGGCTGCAGGTTGCTTTCGAGTGGGACGACTACGAACAGGCTGTCAAGTTGGAGCGTTCGGAGGAGGAACTCGAAGATCAGTATTTCGAGCCAGCAGCCGCGGCTCTTGCGCAGGAATGCGACTCGCGCTGCGCCAAATGGGCTTACCAGAATGCCAGCATGACCGTGGGTGCTCTCGGAGTTGACCCAACCACCGTCCAGACCTACTACCAAGCCCGCCAGCGCCTCGAAGAAAACGCGGCCGGCGTCCTTGGCAAGCGTGCGATGCTGATTTCTTCGAGCATGATGACTTCGCTCGGGACCAACATCACCAACATCTTCCACCCTGCCGATGAAATCGATCAGATGTGGAAAGAAGGCACCATCGGCAAGTTGGGCGGCGCGACATTCTATGAGTCGCAATCGCTCTACTCGCACACGGCAGGCACCTGGGCTGCGTCCGTAGTGGTTTACGGATCAAACCAGAGTGGAACCTCGTTAGTCATCACGGCCACGGCAGGCGACACCTTCAATGTGGGGGACAAGTTCTCCATCTTGAATGTGAATACCGTTAACCCGATGACTCGCCGCGTTCCTGGCCACGCTACAAACAAGGTCTTCACCATCACCCAGGCGCTTACGGCTGCCGGCGGCGTGGGAGCGGACACGATCAATTTCCTGCCCCCGATCTACGGGCCGCCCTCACAGTACCAGAACGTGGACGCGCTGCCGGTTAGCGGCGTGGCACTCACTCTCTGGCCTGGAACCACAGCCCCTAATGGGAAGGTCGGCACGGTTGGCCTGAACCTGACTCGTGACGCTTTCGCTTTCGTCGGCTCGAAACTGTACTCGCCGAAGGCAGTTGAAGAGAGCGGATCGGCTCAGGACCCCGATACCGGCCTCTCCGTCCGCAAGGTCAAGGCGTGGGACCCCGTGCGCAGCGTCCAGGTGAACCGCATGGACTCACTTTTCGGCTTGGGCAACCTCTATCAGGATAACGGCGCAGTCGCCGTGGCAGGAGCGTAACCATGAGCACAATTCCAGCAACAGCCAATTTGCATCCGATTGCTGATTACACCCCGGAGAAGCAGTCACCGAGTTTTTCCGGCCTGATCAATCAGCAACTTACGCCTACCACGATTATCGGCGCCGGGGTTACGCTGACCCCTGCGCAGATACTCGCAGGCCTTATTCTGCGCGATACCAGCAGCGGTGCAGTGTCGGATGTCCTTCCGACCGCCGCGCTTTTGGTTCCGCAGATTGAGGCGGCTGCGGTGGGCACAACCATCCGTTTCATGATCCGCAATATCTCTGCCGGAGCGGGCACCTTGACGCTTTCGGCAGGAACGGGCGGAACATTGACCGGCACGTCAGCCACAAGCCAGATTCCGTATCTCCATCAGGAAGAGTACCTGTTGGAAGTTACGGCAATCGGCCAAACCCCGACCTATTCTATTTACGGGCTCGGACTCGTCACGTTCTAAGCATTAGGGGAGCTTTCGGGCTCCCCGCCCTTTTTCTTATGCCAATTCCAGAACCCGGCAGTATTCGTCGATCTAATCTCACGAAACAGCAGCAGCAAGATCAACTTGCTGCGATCTATGGAGTTACTATGCCAACTCAGCAGCTGAGCGAGCAGGAAGTTGCTCACATGCGGCAGATTCTTGCCCAGCACGATTCAGAACACAAGCCGATGCAGGTTTTTGACCTGAACAACCCGCCTAAGGAGCAATACCATTTCCAAAAGTTCCCGATGATGCTCTACGACCATGCAAACAGCCATTCGGCCTACGACGAGGAGCGGCCATCGCGCGTTGGCATGGGGACTGATACCTTCCATGTGCCAGCAAAGGTTATTACGCTTGTCGTCGAGACTGAGGAGCAGCTTCAGCGGGCGCTGGGAGACGGTTGGAGTGAAGAAGCGCCGGAATTCCGCGAAATGCCCAACGAGCATTTGTCGGCAAAGCTGGCGGCGGAAGCGGAGAAGGTGCAGGAGCAGATTGACGCACGGCGCCGAGGCCCTGGCCGGCCCCGCAAGGAAGTAACTGAGGCGGCATAATGACCGCCCTGGATATTGTCACAGACGCATTGATGGAGTTGAACGTAGTCGCCCAGGGGGAGACTGCGCAGCCCGGAGATGCGTCTTTTGGTTTGCGGAAGCTCAATCGCCTACTCGATAACTGGGCTGCGCGGAAGGTCTACATCTACAATGTGACTTTCCCGACATTTACGCTGGTTGCCGGTCTATCCCCGCATACGATTGGGCCGAAAGCGCAGATTACTCAGAGTTCGAGCAATGGAATAGTTGCTACCTACATCGCGCAGAACAATTTCGTAAATGGGCAGTCGGCCACGATCCCAAACTCCACGAATGGACTCAGCGGGACTGGGAATGTCCAATCGGCAACGGCAGCAAAGTTCAGTATTCCGCTCATTAGAGCTGCTGTTGCTCTGGCGGCCGATACCGGCAACGCGGTTTTGGCGGGGAGTGCTCTTCCGACCTTCGCCACCCCCAACATGGGTCAGCGCCCGCAGCGTATCGAGGCTGCAAGCCTTATTTTGACCGATCAGACGCCTAATGTAGAAATCCCGATAAATATCAGGGATGACGACTGGTGGATGAACAATCGCATCAAGGCTCTCGAGAGCAACGTTCCGACCGATCTCTATTATTCGACAGATTTTCCGAACGGAGGGCTCTATTTCTGGCCTGTGCCGAATTATAACTACGGCGTGCGGCTTGAGATTTGGGGATCAATTCCGCAATTCCCAGCGCTGAACTACGTTTTCAGTCTTCCGCCTGGCTACCAAGACGCAATCACCATGAATCTGGCGCGCACAATGGCCGGCGCATTCTCTGCGCAGTGGTCGCAGCAGCAGGAGAGCAGTTGGGTTCTGGCCATGAAGGCGGTCGAATCAAATAATGCCAAGTCGCCACGGGGAGTGACAGGCGATGCCGGGATGCCTGGGATCGGCACTCATGGCGGCTTCAACTATTACGATTCGCTGCCGAGGTAACTGACAAATGGCTCGATTTTCATTCTGCGGACCAACGTACCAGTCGCAGTCGATCATCGCTGACTGTCAGCGGACGTTCAACTTCTACCCTGAAAGCGACGAGAGCGGCCAAGGCAAGTCGCAGATGCCTATGTATTGCACTCCGGGGCTCGCGCTGTTCGTTGAGCTGCCAACAAACCCCGTGAGGGGGCTGCTGGAGATCAATGGGCGGGCCTTCGCGGTGGGTGGATCGAAGCTCTACGAGATTCTGAGTGGCGGCACAGCCACCGAACTTGGCGACGTGGGGAACGACGGCAACCCGGTAACGATGGTCACTAATGGCACAGCCGGGAATCAGGTATGCGTCTGTTCTGCCGGAAACCTTTACGTTTTCAATCTGAAAACCAGTACCTTTACCATTGTGCCCCCGCTTGAAGGAACGCCTTCCATGGTTGAATGGTGCGATGGATATGGGATCGCGTTGCTGGCTAATTCCAACAAGTTTCAGGTATCGAACTTGGAAGATATGACAACCTGGAATCCGCTGGGCGTTCAGCAGGTTTCCGTATTCCCCGAGAATGTCGGCGCAATCAAGCAGGCGTTTCGGCAATTATTTGTCCTGGGAATTGATGGACACGCGCAGATCTACTACGACTCCGGAGCGAACCAATACACTCCGTTCGATGTAATCTCCGGCGCATTCATGGAACAGGGCATCAGCGCGCCGAATTCCATATGTGTGCTGGACAATACGCCTTTCTGGATTGGCGGCAACAAAAATGGAGTGGGAATCGCATGGCGCGCGAATGGTTATTCACCACTGAGGATTTCAAACCATGCGATAGAAACTGCCTGGGCGACCTATCCGCAGGGCAGCGCGGACGCTGTTGGCTATGCCTATATCGACCAAGGGCACACATTCTGGGTGCTACGCTTCCCGAGCGCGAACGGCGGCCAGGGAGCGACGTGGGTATATGACGCCGCTACGCAGATGTGGCATGAGCGCGGGTACTGGATTCAGCAGGGAGTGACGGGATACAGCGCGCATCTCTCGACTTGTCACTGCTACGCTTTTGGACAGCATTTAGTAGGCGATTGGAATAGTGGCAACATATATACCATGTCGATTACCATTCTCGACGACAATGGGAAACCGATTCGCCGCTTCCGCCGCGCCCCGCATATTTCGAGTGAGCAACAGCGTATTTTCCACCAGCAGATGCAGATCGATATGGAAGTTGGAGATGGCCCCAGTCCGCCACTTGTAGATGCGAACGGCGATCCCCGCGATCCTCAAGTAATGTTGCGTTGGTCTGACGATGGCGGCCGCTCATGGAGCAATGAGCATTGGATTGGCGCTGGGCAAGTGGGAACCTATCGCACCCGCGTTCTCTGGAACCGGCTTGGCTACTCCCGCGACCGTGTTTATGAGATGGCGGTCAGCGACCCGATTACCTGGCGGGTCATAGATGCCTACTTGAAGGCTTCGCCTGGATTTACAGAGCCAACCGAGCGGTATGCTAAGCAAATCGCAAAGATGACTTAAGATGACGCAATCTAACACCTTCGTATTAGCTCGCGCCGCTGCCGTCAACCCAGATGGAACCCTTACATGGGCCGGATTGCAGACGTTTCTTGTCTGGAACACGCAACTCCAGAATGGGCTAAGTACCGAGGGAAATCTAATTAGCGCCCTCGCGCAACAAGTAGCGATCATTGGCAAGCAAGGGACGATTGGCACGATCACGCAGAATATCGATGCAAATGGCGTCATTACTGCTGACGGAATCGATTTCTCCCGCATATATAAGAATCAAAATATCGATTACATCGCGGACGGGACCGGTAGCCCGCTTGCGGGCGGTAAGATCGCATTTCTAGCACTCTCGAATCCGCTCACAGGTAATGTTCTGGAGTGGGATGGAGCGAGTTGGCAGTGGGTAGCGCGCGCTCAGACCCAGGCGCCTACATCTCATGAATGGCTGGCAAGCTACGACCAAGCAACAGGAAACTTTACCCAATCGCAGCCCGCATTCTCGGATATTAGCGGGACCGCAGCGAAAAGTCAGATAGGGACTGGAACGCCGCTGGCGGGCGAATATGTAGACGGCGGCACGGGGGCTTGGACCCCCCTTCCGGGCGGATCAGGGCCAAACTTTGCCGACAATGAGATCCTTGCAGGCAGCGGTACGGCGTGGACGTTTGCCAATGCGCCTATATCCGCGCTTCCGGCTTCGACAAGTGTTCATCTCTACGTGCAGGAATATACCGGTGGTCCGTTTGTTCGTTTGCCGCCGACCGCGATAACTTCGATAACCGGCAACACAATGGTAACTGCGGCCTCATGGACGGCTGGGGCTTTGATGGCAGACTACAGGTATTGAAGGAGATTTTCATGAAAAAGTTTCTTTCGCTTCTCGCGATCACCGGCGTCTTGAGTCTTCAGGCTTTGGCGCAGACGGCTAACTACCCTGAAGTGCGGTTGCAACCCTCCTACGCGGCTGACACTGGTGCCGCCAACGTGCTCACGGCCACGGTGAACAGTTGCCCAGCCGCCTACACCACCGGCATGTTTATCAAGGTGCTACCGCTTCACGCCAATTCGATCACTACGCCGACGCTCAACTTCTGTGGCCTTGGCGCAAAGACGATCACCAAGAAGGGTACCTCGGCGCTGGCTGCGAACGATTTGATCACAACTCAGATCGCCACATTCATCTACGACGGAACCGACATGGAGTTGCAGAATCCGGCCACAGGAACTGGCTCTGGCGTCGCCTCGTTTACGGGCGATGGAACGGTGGTCACCAACAGCGGTTCGACTGGGTCCGTGACGATGACCATCTCAGGTACGAGCGGAGGCATCGTCTACTTTTCGAGCAACAGCGCCTGGGGATCGACCGGCCTTCTCACGCAATACGGCATCTTGTTAGGAGGCGGAACGGGTGGCGCACCCACATCCACTGCGCAGGGTGCATCGAACATGCCCTTGATCGGGCAGGGAGCCTCCGCTCCGGTTTGGAGTACGGTTGGGCACCCTTCGAGCTGCGGAACTGGCCAAGTGGTTTACGGTTCGTCGGCAACACAACTCGCTTGTCTCAGCGGCTTCATTCTGAACAGCAGCGGCGCGGCAACAACCTACGATGGTATTACCACGGCGGGTCTTGGGCTCGTCACCGTTGAAGGTGTTTCAGATAAGACGGCGCAATCTTCGTCTCTGACCACCCAAAACCTCATCGCTTCTACGGGCGCGGCAGGGCACTACCTTGTCCGTTTTTACCTGGATCAGAACGCGCTCTGCACGACTGGCACAGGTTCGGTTTACGCAACAGTTAGTTGGACAGATGCAACTGCCGCGCACACGGCGCAGACCATTCCTTTGACGCTCACCAATACCACCATCTCTACGGCTAGCGGCTTCGTTGATGTTGCGCTCCCTTTCTGGTCGGCTACATCTTCGGCCATCAGTTACACCACCACTTACACAGCTTGCACCAGCGGAACGGGGACTTATGACCTTCATGCAGAAGTTGAACGCACTAATTAAGCTCGGTCTGGCGCTGGCCTTGTTTGCAGGGATAGCGCACGCTCAGTCAGCCAATAACGGTTATCCGTACTCTTCGTTGAGCGGGGCACCGACCGTGAATGCAGCGGCTCAGTATGATGTTCCATATTATTCGGCGGCGGGAACGGTACAGACATTGAGCGGGGCAGCAATATCCGGTTTCCAGTTCAACTCTACCTCTAGCGCTCCGGCAGCAGCCACCGCAGCACAACTAGGCACCTTGGCCAATATCACTGGGACACAGCTTTTGTACAGTGCCGGAACAACTTCAGCACTTGCAGGCAGCGCCAACTTGACGTGGTCTTCACCGACACTGACTGTCGGCGTAGCTGGAACCACAACAGGCATTCTGAAGCTGTCATCCTCAACTGCTACCGGCAGCGTATCGCTTACTCCAGCGGCGGCGACCTCAGCTTTCATCATGACGGTTCCAGCAGCTACGGACACGCTGGCCGTGCTAGGAACCGTGCAGACATTTACAGCAGGACCAACTTTTAGCACGACGGCCCCTGTATTTGCAATAGCTCCAATTTTTAATGCTGGTCTAGTATCCAACGGTGCGGGAAACGGATCGATTGGAGGCACAGCCTCTAACTGGTTCGGCGCCCTCATCCTCGGCGGTGCGACATACTCTGTGACTATCAGCGCGGCCCCTCCAACCGGAAACCATACTCTCCAAATACCGGCCTTGGGAGGGCCCGACACATTTGCGATTCTAGGGGTAAACCAGACATTCTCCGGTACGAACACCTTTAGTGGGATAACAACGGTAAATAACATTTTGATCAGTAAAAACACAACGGTCATGGCCGCGAACGGTACCACCACCTCCACATCCTTTGCCGCGTTGACCACGACCAGCTTGGTGATGCAGGCCGTGCCCGCCAGCACCACGCGCCAAGGCGAGTGCGATATTATCTGGGAGACCAGTGCCACCGCCGATACACCGACCTTTGCGTTGAACACAAGTGCTACCCTGACTGGCCTCTGGATCGCCGGATCACAAACTTATGGCTCTACCAGCACGGTCACGAACTTCCTGCCTGTCGCGGTAGTCACTTCGGCCACTCAGACAGCTTTCACGGCAGCACTGACCGCAGCAGGAGCCACAACCTTCTACCAAACGCACGTAGCTTTCACCGTGAGCACGAACACCAATGCTCAGACGATCACGCTTTATGCCAAGATCAATGCCGGGACTTTAACGGTGCAGGCTGGCAGCAGTTGCGCGTGGTTACCGTAGTTGCCTTCAACTATTGAGCCTGAGCCTGAACGTGCAGTGACGCGGGGACTGAAAGGCAGTGCGTAAGATGCAGATATGGGATCATCCTCCATATCGCTCGGCAAGATTATCTCAGCTTCTATATGTGGCCCCAACCTAGAGAGGATTCAATGAAGAAGTTATTCGCGCTTCTCGCTTTCGCATTTGCGGCATCGGCACTCGCACAGGTTACGGTAGCGCCGTTTCAGACCCCGCGCGCCACCTTCCTTGATCCGAACGGCGTACCGCTGGCGAACGGCTGTATCTTCACGTACTCGGGTGGAACGTCAACGCCACTAGCGACCTATACCGATTACACAGGTGGCACCGCAAATCCGAATCCGATTCCCCTTGATTCCACCGGCAGCGCTGTGATCTGGCTCAGCGCCAATGCCTACAAGTTCGTAGGGTTCAGCACAGGCGGCACGAATTGCGCCTCTGGCGTAGAGCAGTGGACTGTTGACCAGATCCAGGGATTCATCGGCTGCGGTCCGAATACAGGCGTAGTTTGCCCAATCCTCTGGGGCGGCACAGGCGCGACGACAGCGCAGGGAGCTGCAGTCAACATCGTCAACGGCAATCCAATTGCACCGAGCAGCGTGAACAACGCCAATGTGAACGGCATCATCAACGTTGCCGCCCCGCCCTACAATGCGCTTGGCGACTGCACGGGCTCCGGCTCAACGGCAGGATGCACGAATAACCACGATGCAATCCAGAGGGCAATCGATGCGGCCTATGTGTCGGGTGCCAGTGTATTCTTTCCATCAAATCCCAGCGCAACGACTCAGACTGTCTACTACATCGCAACTGCGATAAATCCTAAGGGTGTGAGCATGTTCGGGCCTCCAGGGGGCAGCGGACCGGGAAATTTCTACCAGTATACGCTGCCTGTCGCCGTTCGCGGCGCTCCGAGTCAGGACGTGTTCGCGCTGGTGGATGCTGCCGATGGCGGAATCGCGCCGCTTCCTTCGTTCGCCATGCGTGATTTCGCAGTGATCGTGGATGACTCGGTGGATGCCTCCGCGAGTTTCCCTTACCGCAAGCCGGGTCGCATTTGCATGGACGTCGTGGCGAATGGTACAGCGGTCATCACCTCTGCGGCACAGTGCTTGTTTCAACCGGGAGACGCGACCCCTAACCAAGCAATCACGGTCGGCTCGACTACAACCACAATACTTTCCTACCAATCCCCGACACAGGTCACACTCGCCACCACAGTTCCGAGTGGAACAGGACTCAATGCCTATATCAGCATTCTTGGGCTCCCTGTCACAGCAACCATCGGCAACTGCGGTTTCGCATATCCCGATAGAGCGGCGACAGCGCCTTTAGACGCGGGACCTTTCAAGAGCGATTTTACTAATTTTGCTATTGAATCCCTGAGCAACAGTCAACTAAACACCAGTTGCGGATTCTTCTTTCAGGGCAACGAAGCACCGACCTGGACGCGCTGGCAGAACGTTACTGTGAGCGCTACATGGGGATTTTCCTATGTGCCTGAGAGTACCGTGGCCCCAACTGCCTTGATGTGGGCAGGAAACAACGATTTCAACACTTGGCAGAATATCTTTATCGGAGCCAAGTATCCGTTCCAGACCTACGCCGCGGGCTTCGGTACGATCTCCGCAATGCAGATTGCCGGAGTGGACGCAGGACCGCAGTTTATTTCATCATTGAGTGTTGAATCCACGCCTTCCGACTGGGTGATCGATATTCGGGAGATGGAGCCGGACAGCAGTTGTCCAGCCGCAAACACGGCGCTGCGCTTGTCGGGGTTGAATCACACGCTGGATCGCTTCCAAGCGGCGATGTGCACAAGCAATCCTGGAACGATTCAATGGGATGCCTCCTCCTCAACACTCAAGGATATGTACGTTAACCACATCGCGGCCTTCAATGTGACGGGAGACCTTAACTTTTTTACATCGCCGCACGGTGGAAATGCGCTCACGAGCGCTGCGACACCGACCATCACGGGGCGCGGTAACACGTTTACCACAGCATCATCCTCAAG